TGTTGCCTGCCGGGTCGGTGCGCACGTGGATGTTGTCCACCATCCAGCTCAGGACCGGGTGCCCGCCATGCGCGAGCCTGCCCTCCAATGCGAGTTTCATCAGTTCCTTCGAGGGCGGGCTCATGTCTTTGAAGCCTTGCCCGAAGGGGACGACTGTGAAGCCCATGCCTTCGAGGTTTTGGCTCATTTGGACAGCACCCCAACGGTCAAACGCAATCTCACGAATACCGAAACGCTCACCAAGCTGTTCGATGAGAGCTTCAATGTGGGCGTAGTGGACGACGTTGCCCTCCGTGGTTTCTAAGTAGCCTTGCTGCTTCCACAGGTCGTAAGGCACGTGATCACGGGCCACGCGAAGTGGCAGGTTGCCTTCGGGGATCCAGAACCACGGCGCGACCCGGTACTTCTCATCCGCCCCGTAGGGCGGAAAGACGAGGACAAACGCCGTAATATCCGTCGTCGAAGCCAAATCGAGGCCGCCGTAACACGGACGTCCTTCTAGCTCGGCTAGGTCGACGGGGTCGTTGTTTTGGTTCCAGACGTGCATGGGCATCCACCGCACTGACTGCTTCACCCACTGGTTCAACCGCAGTTGTCTGAAGGTGTTTTCTTCTGCCGGATTCTGTCGGGCAGAGTTACAGGCGGCTCTGACTTTCTCGATCGGCACCGTCACCCCAAGGCTCGGGTTCGCTTTCGCCCACACCGCCTCGTCCGTCCAATCATCCTCCAGATCAGCACCGTAAATCACGGGATAGAAAGTCGGGTCATGTTTCTTGCCTGCGAGGATGTCTTGAGCTTTCTGGTGTTGCTCATAGCAAATCGAGTGCGTATCGGTTCCTGCTGTGGTGATTAGGAAATACAGCGGCTGGGTGCGGGCATCACCCGATCCCTTGGTCATGACGTCAAACAAGGCTCGGTTTGGCTGGGTGTGTAGCTCGTCGAACACGACCCCGGAAATGTTGAACCCGTGCTTGGAGTAAGCCTCAGCAGACAGCACTTGGTAGAAGCTGTTGGTGGGTTTGTAAATGATCCGCTTTTGCGAGCTCAGGATCTTGACGCGTTTTGATAGGGCTGGTGATTGGCGGATCATGTCTGCCGCGACTTCGAACACGATGGAGGCTTGTTGCCGGTCAGCCGCGCACCCGTAGACTTCGGCCGCCTGCTCCCCATCCCCACACGTGAGCAGCAGGGCGATCGCTGCCGCCAGCTCGGACTTGCCTTGTTTCTTCGGGATCTCGACATAGGCGGTGGTGAACTGGCGGTAGCCGTCAGGTTTGATCGTGCCGAACAAGTCCCGCACGATCTGTTCTTGCCAGGCAAGGAGTTTGAAGGGTTTACCGGCCCAGCGTCCCTTGGTGTGGCGTAGGGCTTGGATGAACGCGACAGCGAAGTCTGCCTTTCGCTGGTCAAAAGTGGAGCCTTCTGCCATAAATCTTGTCGGCTTGTGCGCTTCGACCATCGTGACAGGCTCCTTTGCGTTGAGATAAGAAAAGCCACCTGTGAGGGTAGCTCGGCGACAGCGCGAAACGCGTCATCGTGGGTGGCGCGGTTGTGGACGATTAGATGAGGTTATCTAGGCAGGCATACTCGGCGCGGCGCTGGCGCAAGTCATGGGCGATGATGCTTGCCCTGAAGCTGTTTTTCGTAGCTGCGAGTTCCTTTTCCAGCTCGATCATTTCGGCCTTGCGTCGTTTCATGACTTCCACACTGTTGCCAGCTTTGATGGCTGCCCGGTCCTGTTCGTAGGCGTTCATGGCTACTTGGTTTCGGTTCCGAGTTTGTAGGCGGCTTCGAGCATGGCCTTCAAACCCCCAGACGGACACTTCGATGAAGTCGTCGGCGTCGCTCATGCGGGTTTCAAGGTCGCCTCGGTTGTCGATTTCCCAAGAATGCTTCTTGGCGATGTCCAAGAGGGCCTGCTGGGTTGTCTTGCTGGTCTTCGTGGTGGTCATTTTCCTGGCTCCTTGCTGGTTTGTTTACGTAGTTACATACAGCCATACCTTTTCGGCTATATCCAGTCGTTTTGCCTAGTCAGAGCCACTATTTTCAACAAATCTTTCGGGCGATTTGGTGGCCGCTGGAGGGCGTGGCGCGACAGGCGCAAGCAACCGGGATCCACGCCGTGTCAGCGGCTACCAGGAGGCACACAGCCCCGTGAGTGAGGCTGTGTGGCTGGTGGTGAGTGTTTAGTTGTTCATGTGGGTTAAGGCCCAGGCGATGGCGTGCCCGGCGTCCTCGAAAAGATGGTCGGCTTCGGTGACGAGTTCGAGGGCGCATTCGGTGAAGCCGCGCGCGTTAGGGCCGAACCCGTTGATGGGCTGCTCGGCCAGGCGGTAGACCTGGGCGTTGTTGCCGTAGCCTTCGGCCTTGGTCCAGGTAGCGAAGGTGGCGAGCACGTAGTTGCCGTGGGCAAGAACTGCGCCGTAGGAATCGACTCGCATCTGTAAGTTTTCGGTGGTGAGTTTCTCGGTCGTGGTGGTCATTTTCTGGTTTCCTTCCCGGTTGCTTTTGGTATGTATATACAGCCATACCTTCCGGGCTATATCCAGTCGTTTTCGGCTTATTTTCAAGGCCAAATAGCGATTCTGATGGCTGGGTTTTATGACGAGGAAAACCCTGCGTTGTGCAGGGCTCTCCGGGTAATTGTGCGCTTAGCGTCTGGCGCTGTAGTTCACTAGATCGCCTGCGGTGAGGTGTTGTAGTTCGCCGACCATCGCTGCTGCCCGGCCGTAGCCTTCGGCAACCTTCTTGATCTCGTCCACGTTGAGCGAGCCGTAAGCGGTTGTTTGGATCGTCCACTCGCCGGTTTTCCGATCTCGATATAGCGGCGGGGTGTATGGTGCAAGACTCGAGGGCAAGATCTCGATGGAGAGGTTGTCGGCTTCGATGTCAATGAGGACGATGATGTAGCCGAGCGTGTTCGCCCGCCCGATTAAGCGCTGCGTGTTTTCCTCTTCCAAGCTTATTTTCGGTGTGGTGTTCATGGCTGTGTGTTCCTTTCCGTGTTGTTTTGGTAGGTACATACAGCCATACGTTTCGCCACTTATCCAGTCATATTTGCCCTAGTCAGCCACTATTTTCAAGAGTTATTTCGTTCTGATTCTGGCAGGGTTTCCCAGCTGTCTTCGCCCGGTATCAAACCCAATGTCGAGCCGTTATCCCAGGTGACGTGGATGGTGCCCGCGTCATCAATGAACGTTACGGTTCCCTCATCGCCAGGATGCAGCCGGGTATAAGGGTCACTTGTGGAGATGAGGCGTACCCGGTCACCCGGCGCGGTGCTCATGGGATAACTGCCTGTCTGGGGGTGCGCCAGGCGGCGTCCCCGTTAAGGTTTGCCAGCAAAACCCGGCGTAGCCCCTTGTACTCGGGGCCGATGAAGCCGAGGGAAAGCAGAAAATAGCGCATCGTGTACTTGTCATTACCCGGCGCGGGTGGCTTGCTGCTCGTCCTGGTAGCTGTTTCGGCTCGCTCGCAAAGCGCGGCGATCAACTCGATGGCGGCCTCGCGAAGGTCCTGGCTGGGCAGTGTGGTGAACCACGGGAACATGACTGTTTCGCCGTCGAATTCTATGGGCGTGGCGGGGATGTCGAGTGCGCGAGCAATTAGCGCGCCCTTTGAAGCAAGTAGGGCTTCGAGGTTGGCTCGTGTGCGCTCCGTCCAGCCGGTAGCAGGCATCGTCACGGTCAACCCCACATCGTCCGCGTCCGCCGCTGTGAAGCCCGCCCGCTGGGCTGCCTCGCGCACCGCCTCAACGTTGGCGCTGTCTGGGAGGTGAAGGGTCCAGTCCCGGTCCAGAGTGGCGTCGCCGATCTGGTAAGCAAATGATGGCGTCCCCTTATACACCGCATCAACGCCGAGATGATCGGCGATCACGTGGGCGACTTTCTTCCTGCCCGCCTTGTTAGGGGTGAAGTTGATCGACCTCATGCCGTTACCACCTCGCTGATTGTTTCGTTGGTGCCGTGGACGTCGATGCCAGCTTCAGTAAGTTCGTCGATCTTGGTGTGCAATTGGCTCATGACCAGTCCTTTCGCTCGTTCCCCAAGGGTGGGGCTGTCTTTGGTCATGTACATACAGCCATACGTTTCGCCACTTATCCAGCCGTATTTGCCCTAGTCAGCCACTATTTTGGGGCTGTTTTGATTGTGGGCTAATCACTGGTTCGCTCGACGTCTTTCACCACATCCAGATACGCCAGTTGCTTGCCGTCGCGCTGGCAGGTGATCCCGGCTGCGTCACCCGTGTGTTCGGCGTAACGACGCAGAATCACCGAGGCATACTTTTCGTCCAACTCCATCGCATAGCAGATGCGATCGGTTTCCTCGCAGGCCATCAACGTGGAGCCGGAGCCAGCGAACAAGTCGAGCACGATCGCGTTCGCCTGCGTCGAATTGCGGATTGGATAGGCCAACAAATCAAGCGGCTTACTCGTGGGGTGATCGGAGTTCTTCCTGGGCTTGGCGAAGTTCCAGATAGTGGTTTGTTTCCGGTCGGCATACCACTTGTGTTTGCCGCCCTGCTTCCAGCCGAACAACACCGGCTCGTGCTGCCACTGGTACGGGCTTCTACCCAGCACCAGGGAGTCTTTGACCCAAATGCAACATCCGGACAGCTTGAACCCAGCATCGGTGAAGGCTTTGCGGAAGTTCAGCCCCTCAGTGTCGGCGTGGAACACATACGCCGACCCGCCCTTCTCGAGCACTGCATTCATGTTGCTGAACGCTGCAAGAAGGAAATCAAAGAACGCCGCGTCTGACTGCTTATCGCCCTTGATTTTCAAGCCGCCGGAGGATTCAAAGGCGACGTTGTAGGGCGGGTCAGTCAGCACGAGGTTGGCGGATTTGCCGTCCATGAGCGTGGCGACATCTGACTCGCTCGTGGCATCTGCACACATCAGCCGGTGTCTGCCCACGCTCCACACGTCCCCACGCTCCACGAAAGACGCAGCCTCGAGGGCAGCACTCAAGTCAAAATCATCGTCAGCCACATTGTCGTCGTCGAGGGAACCGATCATCGCCTGAATCTCGGCATCATCGAAACCCGTAAGCTCCACATCAAAATCAGACGCGTCCAAGTCAGCGATCAACAAGGCGAGCTTGGACTCGTCCCAGTCGCCGCTGATTTTGTTGAGTGCCACATTGAGGGCTTTTTCGCGGGTCTCGTCAAGCTCGACGATCACGCAGTCGACGTCGGTGTGGCCAAGGTCAGCTAGCACCTTCAACCGCTGATGCCCACCCACCACGCGGCCGGTGGTTTGGTTGAAAATGACCGGCTCCACATAGCCGAACTCGGTGAGCGAGCGCTTGAGCTTCTCGTACTCGGGGTCGCCAGGTTGGAGGTCTTTACGCGGGTTGTAGTCAGCGGGTTTCAGCGATGTGATCGGCAAACTCTTGATCAGCACAAGCCTGCACCTCCTTGAGCAGCGAGTCGAAATACGTATTGGTGTTTTCCCATGTGTGGCCTGGTCGGCCCATGTGACCGTAGGTCGCCAAACCTGCATAGATCGGTGCGCGAAGCCCAAGAGTGTCGATCATGGCTGCCGGTCGAAGTGGAAACACCGCGCGCGCAGCCTCGATGAGCAGCCAGTCGGGGTGCTGGCCAGAACCGAACGTGTCCACGTGGAACGCGACAGGATCGGCCTTCCCAATCGCATACGAAATGCTCACTTGGCATTCCTCGGCAAGGTTGGCGTCCACGATCGTTTTGGCGATCAGGCGAGCCATGTAGGCTCCGGTGCGGTCGACCTTGGATGGGTCTTTCCCGGAGAACGCCCCTCCGCCATGCGGGCCAAGCCCACCATAGGTGTCAACCATGAGCTTCCTGCCCGTCAAACCGGTATCAGCGTTGGGCCCGCCGGTCACGAACCTGCCGGACGGATTCACCAACACGCGCGTTGGCGTCACGCCCGGCAGATGCGCCTCGACCACCGGAGCAACCACGAGAGCCTTGATTTCACGCTCCAGCAGCTCAGGGTTCTCGTGCTCGTCGTGCTGAACCGAGACCACGATCGCTTCGATTCCTGCGGGGATGCCGATCTGGTCATACGCAATGCTGACCTGCGCCTTCCCGTCCGAGTAAATACCCGTGATCCTGCCTTGCGTGCGGGCGGTATCGAGCCTTTCGCAGATGTCGTGTGCAAGCACGAGCGGCAGCGGCAGGCGCTCAGGGGTTTCGTTGGTGGCATACCCGTAAACGGTGCCTTGATCACCAGCACCCAGACGCGCATCCGCAGCATCGCTGCCCTGGCGCACCTCAAGTGAGGTATTCACGCCCGCATCAATATCTGGCGACTGGCGGCGCACCCACACATAGATCAAAAACCAGTTCGGGTTATAGCCCCCACGCCGCAGCGCTGCCCGCACCGACGCGCGAATCCGGATTCTTGCCGTGGCGGTGATCTCGCCACTCACGATGATCTTGCTTCCGGTGGCCATGACTTCCACCGCTACACGAGCACTCGGATCGACTACCAGAATGTCGTCGAGAATCGTCTCGGCGATCAGGTCGCAGAGTTTGTCTGGATGGCCGATACACACAGATTCAGCCGTTCGAACTACAGACACGCGGGCTCCTTTCAAGAAGCACTGGAACATGAAGAAGGCTCACCCTCGTCGGGACAAGCCAAGAAGGAATCGAAAGATGTTATGAGCGGGCTTTCAACAGCTGCTCCATGACCTCATCGCCCGGTGTGCTACCGGAATAGTCAGTGGTGCAAGTGGCACGCACGATGTCGAAAATCTCGTACCAATACACGTTCGCCTGCTTCCCAAACGACTGGGACATAGCCACAAAAGGGCTGGCGATCGCCGCGCCCGTTGTCGGGTGCTTACCGAGCAGACCGAACTTCGAGATCGCCTGCTCACACTGCACATACCGAGCAAACGCCTGCGCATACAGCTCAATCAGACGCTTCGAAACAAACTCCGTACAACCACGCGCATCCAACCACTCCCAGGTTTCCTTGTAGACCAGATCAGCACCCAGTGGTTTACCGTCACGCTGCTCCGCGCTTAGGTAATCGTCTGGTTCTGGCATCGGCTCACCACCCAGCACCGCGCCGTCCCCGATATCGGTGCCATCCAGATCGAATACGTCAAACTCCGGTGGTGTGGTGAGCCGGGTTGCGGGGCGTCCGGCGGCGAGTTTCTCGTTCAACGGGTCAGGTTTTGCGCCTGCACGGACGCGACGTCCGCCACGGTTGGTGCCGTCTTTGGCCATCGTTTCCTCTTTTACGCTTGTTTTTGGGGGTCGCGTCGGGTGCCGGAAGCAGTAACGGAGATGTCGGAACATCTTGATACGTTTAAGAATGGATGCATCGCAGACAGGGCATGCTGCTCTCGTGCGATACCCCCATCGTCACGTACCTAACTAAGAGAAAGACACCCATGCCCCAGTCTGAAACCAATCTTGTAAATGTTTATTTTGAATCGATCAAACCAGAACTAGCTGAATTCATTAGCAGCTCATCGCCACTCCCAGAGTTTCTGATGATCTGCATCAATCTGGCCACCGAGATCGCTGAAGATCCGAGCAAAACAAACCTTGTGATTACCGGTGATTTTGTGGAATCAACAAAAACAAGGTTGGGCGACACCGAAGCGGCGAAGTCCTATGATCTTTTGCGAGGCATTGGTGTCGTCGGAGGGAAGACGATTCAAGATGGCGACACCATGACAGTTCTTCTTCACGCAGACATATTCGAGCTTGCGCTTGATTACCAAACAAATCCTGACCCTGCTGTCGTATTCTTACGCACCATCGCTCACGAGATGAACCACGTCTCCATGTACCAACGTGGTGAATCTGGTGCTCCGCCTCTAGACGGTAGCTGGAAAGCTACAAATCTCATCTCATCAGCTGCGGCAATTATCGACGAATATCGAGCAGAACTTGGCTCGCTGCGTCTTATCGACCCGCAAGAAGCCGACTGGAACCCTTCCGAAAGCGTTATTTGGCTAGAAGATTCCCTCATTCGAGTCGTGACTGAGTACCAGGAACACCTAGATGTCGGAAAACTTGTATTCGATGTTGGCTCCCAGACGCTGATAGCTCTCAAACAACTGGCCTACTGTGCAGCCTACGAGAGATATTCCGGCAAGAAGCGACCACTCGATTTAAGCAGATTGCGATACGCAAATACCCAAGCCAATTTTCCGCAATGGTGGAATGATTTCCGTGAAGCATTGGACTCTCTCCCCTCAGGAGAAAACAGCCTAAGCCAAGATGCTGAGCAGAAAGCTCGGTTGCACGTATCAAACCTTCTCGATACGCATCTTCGTATAACTGGCTTTGACTGGGACGAGCCAATGTTCACGATCCGGCACGATTTTTTACATCTTCTCTAAGATCCCTCAGCCAACCTACAGGACCGGTTCGGGATCGTCTTCCTGCCGCGGTCAATACCTTGTTTGATTCGGTGACTTTGTGCGCGGTTGGCCCCGCCCGCTGACCTGTCCGAAGTCCGTAGAGATCGAGAGGCCCCGACCCCCTCGCCAGCACCGCGACGTTGCCCAATGTCCGCCGAACAGCGTCGAGGTCGGCAATCTGAGGTTCCATGGTCTCGGCGCGACAGCGGGCGACGTGGCGAAGATTTCAGTAGGTGTAGACCCTCGGGGCTTGCCTCCATCGGTCGCCGTCGAGCGCCGACTGTCGGGAGTGGCACGGCTTACACAGGCTCCGGAGGTTGCCGGGGTCGTGGGTGCCGCCGTGCTCCAGCGGGATGACGTGGTGGACTTCCTGCGCGGGCGTGTACCGGCTGGTCGCGAGGCAGTTCTCGCACAGCGGGTGGGCGGTGATGTAGGCGGCACGGATCTTGCGCCAGCGAGCACCGTAGCGCCGGTTGATCTTCGAGTCACGCTGCCACCGTCGGTAGCGTTCATCTTCGGCCTTGGCGTGGGCTTCGCAGAAGCGGGCGTGGGTGAGGTTCGGGCAGCCGGGCTGGGAACACGGACGGGCAGGCTTGACCGGCATCACGCACCCCTTTCCCGGACACGGCAAAACCCCAAGGCACCCAGCCGATGACCGGGCTTGCCCTGGGGCTTTTCCTACTTTTCAACCACCTACATCGTTGCAGGCCGGAAACGGTAAATGCATCCGCAGTTCTTGACACCTTTTGGCGGTTGGGTTCACGCCGCCTGCCCATACAGCGCAGACGCCAGCCGGGCGAGTGCGCGTGACTTCTTCTGGTAGGCGCTGGTGCGCTCCACGTAGAAGTGGTCACACACGGCCTGCGCCGCATCATCCTGGGTACCGTCGCCGAGGAAGAATGCTTCGAGCACGAACCTGTCGTCGTCGGTGAGCAGCTGCCAGGCGGGAAGGAACCACGCCATGTACTCACGCGCTTGGGTGTAGCGGGCACGGTAGATGTCGATCCGATCCAACGTGGCCGCCACACGCATCTCCCCAGCGTGCAGATCCGTGTGACGTGGCATCCCGTCGAGTTTCGGTGAGGCCGGGGTGGTGACGTCGTCGTAGGCGGTCTTGATTTGCTCGTCGGTGGTGTCGATGATCTGCTCCATCACGGCGAAGTCCTGCAACGCGGAGATGGCGGCTTTGCGGGTGTCGAGGTATTTGGTCATCACATGCATGACGACTCCTTCCTGAGGGTGGTTGACAGTTCGGTGGCGACCGCGTCGATCAACGCGGCCTGAGTCATGTCCTTCGCCTCCAAGGCACCCAGGACGGCTTGGTCGAGGGTGTCGGTGGCGGCGAGGTGGGTGATGGTGACGGGCTCGGCTTGTCCTTGCCGGTACAGGCGGGCGTTGGTCTGCTGATACAGCTCCAAGCTCCAGGTCAGCGAGAACCACACGAGCAGATGCCCACCGGCCTGCAGATTCAACCCATGACCAGCCGACGCTGGATGGATCAGGCCAAGCGGGATGTCGCCCCGATTCCACGCCTCGATGTCCGCCGATGTCTTGAGTTCGCGGGCGTCCGGGAAACGGTGCTGGATGCGTTCCCGGTCGTGCTTGAACCAGTAGGCGACGAGCACGGTTTGGCCGTTGGCGGCCTCGATGATGTCTTCGAGGGCGTCGAGTTTCGCCCCATGCACCTCGACCGTGTTGCCGTGCTCGTCGTAGATCGCACCGGAGGCGAGCTGCAGCAGTTTGCCCGACAGTGCGGCTGCGTTCGCCGCATCGACCACCTGCCCATCCAGGTCGATGACGAGGTCGGCCTTGAGTCGCTCGTAGACGGCGCGCTCTTTGGCTCCGAGCACTACCGGGTTGGTTGTCACCGTGAGTGGTGGGAGTTGCAGGTGGTCGGTGGTGCGCATCGACAGGGTCATGTCTGCGATGGCGGCGTAGATCTCGTCCTCCGCACCAGGGCGGGGTTTGTAGGTGAATACCTGCATTCCGCCCCGCTTATCCGGGGTGAACCAGCGGTCGCGGTAGCGGGTGATGAACCTGCCGAGGCGTTGGCCTCCGTCGAGGAGCCGGAACTGCGCCCAGATATCCATCAGGCCGTTGGAGGCGGGGGTGCCGGTCAGGCCGACCCAGCGCTTCACATGCGGGCGCATTTTCACCAACGCCGTGAACCGCTTGGCCCGATGATTCTTGAAGCTGGACAGTTCGTCGATGACGACCATGTCGAACGGCCACGCCTCACCCACTTGGGAGACGAGCCAGGGGATGTTTTCCCGGTTGATGACGGTCACCATCGCCGACTTGGCGAGTGCTGCGAGCCGGTCAGCTTTGGTGCCGACAGCGACTGCCACCGAGAGCCCGGCGAGGTGATCCCACTTCGCTACTTCGGCTGGCCACGTGTCGCGGGCGACGCGCAGTGGTGCGACGACAAGGACACGGGAGACGGTGAAGTAGTCGAGCACCAGTTCCCAGATCGCCGTCAGGGTGATGACACTCTTGCCGAGTCCCATCCCGAGGAGGATGGCCGCCTCTGGGTGGTCGAGGATGAACTCGGTGGCTTGAGCCTGGTAGTTATGCGGCCGGTAGTGCATCAAGCACCTCCTTGATGCCGTCGATCGAGTCAACGACCAGCACGGTGAAGCCCTGCGCCTGTAGTTGGTTCATCCGGCGGCGTTGGATCGGCCGTGGCTTCTTGCCGGGGGCTTTGACTTCGACGAAGACGACCCGTCCGGTCTTGAGGCAGATGCGGTCTGGCACGCCGGTGGTGCCGGGGCTGACGAGCTTCCAGCACAAACCCCCGTCAGCCTCAACCGCACGCTTCAGAGCTTGTTCAATGTGCAGTTCGTTCATGGTCACTCCTTGAGATTTCAAGGGGTGTGCTGGTCGTGACGGTCTGCCCTTAACTTTCTATATAGGTTTGTACTTTTAAGGCCCTATAGAGAAGTCCAGGGGCGACTAACACGACCAGCACGCCCGGCGGACGGTCACCGCAAAAACACTGGTGAAGACGGGTGCAGACGGTAGTGATGGTTCAACCAGCCACGATCCTTCGGCCGGTAGCCGCTGACGACCATCGCGTCCTTGAACTGGGCGTTGGTGACGTAGCGGCCGGTCTCGGCCTCGTAGAGGTGCTTCAGACCGTAGGAGGACCTGGCCATGTTCCAGGTGGAGCCGACGCGCAGCCGGTCGTGAATCCAGTCGAGGAGCTGGAACTGCTCATCTCGGCTCAGATCGAGGAAGCCACCCAGGTCGCTGTCGGGCCAGCATTCGATCAAAGCCTCCGGCGACCGGAGCCTCTCGTCGTCGTGTGTGGTTGTGGTTGATGGGGTGCGGGATGTCATCGTGGGTGTCCTTTCAGAGTTCGAATTCGGTTTTCAGGCGCAGCCCGGTCACGCGCATGCCTTGGTTGGTGCGGTGTTTCGTGTGGCCGGCTTTCTCCAGTGCTGCGGCGAAGTCGGTGGTTGACCGGGCGTAGTCGCCGCGCGCCAATGCCCAGGAGCGGTAGGCGGCGTAGAGTTCCCCGGACTTCTCCGACAGTCCGTCTCCGGTTTCGCAGCGTTCGTCAAGGAAGTGGGCGAACCAATCGTTGGCCGCCCGATACGCCTCGGACGCCTCGACCACTTGGGCGGGTGGGGTGAGCCGGTAGTCCTCGGCGTGGATCAGGCGTGCGCCGTCCATGATCCAGGCGAGCACCGCGCCACCGGCGTGCTCGAACAGGTGGTCGGCGTAGTTCTTGATGTCCTTATTCGGTTTGATGGTTTGCTCGAACGGAATCACCATGAGCCTGCGCCAGATGCCGGTGTCCATCGCACCCACACGTGGGAGATGGTTGGTGTAGAGCACGAGCGTGTGCGATGGGGTGAACGAGAACGGGTCCTTGTACTTCTTCTCGGCGGCGATCTTGTCGGTGGAGGCGAGTTGTTTCGTCGTCGAGGTCGACAGCCGCACACCCTCGTCGTTCTCGCCCGCGATTAGCAGGCGGCGGGCGCGGGTTTCTGCCATTTCGTGTTTGGCGTTGTTCTTCTTGCCCGCGATCAGCACCTCAGCTGAGATCGTCTCCGAGTAGGAGCCGAAGACGCGGGCGATGGTGTTCCAGAACGTGGATTTGCCGTTGTTGCCGTCCCCGTAGGCGATGATCAACGCCTCGATGAGTACCTTCCCGATCGCGGCCAGGCCGCAGACGCGTTGCACATATGCGATCAGCTCGGTGTCGCCGCCGAAGGTGACGTTGAGCGCGTCGAGCCAGATTTGCTGGCCTGCATCGGTGGGGTCGACGGCGGTTTGTTTGGTGAGCATGTCGCCCGGGTCGTGCTCGCGGCGGGTGCCGTCGCGCAGGTCGAACGTCGCCGAGGGGGTGTTGAGCAGGTAGGGGTCGGCGTCGAGCAGCTGGGGGTTGATGAGCGCGAGGGGTCGGGCTTGGCGCATGACCGCGAGGATGGTGCGGTCGGATCGGCACTTGTAGATGAACTTCATCCACTCCTGCACCGCGACCATCTGCTGGTAGACCCGCTTCTGCTCCCGGTTGAACGCCGCCAGCGCTTTGGCTTTGCTCATCGCCACTAACATGGCGGTCACCCCGACCTCCCCGGCACGCTCAGTCACGGCATCGAGTTCGGTCTGGGCCTGCTCCAACTGGCGGGTGGTGAGTTCCTGGACGACGTGCTGGACTTTGGGTTCGTTTTCCTCCCACACCCCGTTCTCGTAGGCCATCCACGCGGTCGCGGGCGAATAGCAGATCCGACCCGCATACTCGCCAGCCAGAATCGTTGCCTGCCCGACGTCGGTGAAGTCCTCCGGCCGCAGGCTCGTCAGCTGCGCGTAGGCTCCCGGCGACAGATAGCCGGGATCGGCGGCGACCTTGGCGGCGAACCGGCACGCCGAGCCCCAGATCGACTCCAACTCGTGATCCGACAGGGGCGGTTCACACAGGGATGCTTTGCGGTCGAACAGGTCACGAGCCTGTGCGGTCTGCCCGAAGCGGATCAGGACGCGCCCGGCGAAGCGGGAGAGGGTGGCGTTGCGGGAGCCTTCCCCGATCACCTGGGTGGAGGCGTCGAACGCGGCGAACACGTCGATCTCATCGGCCTCATCCAGCCAGGTATTCAGCAGCTTCGTGCCGTCGTGGACGGTGGTCTCGGGGTTGGTGGTGCCGTAGATGAACCTGCCGGCATCCAACGCCTGCTGATCAAAGAAACCGAACCTGGCCGCCAGGCGGCGCTTCAATCCCGCATACACCTCTGCGTCGGTCACTGGGCTGATCGGAAAATAAACGTGGAAGCGAGGCCTCGCCGATACCACGCCTTTTGCCTTCTGGTGGTTGCGGCTGGTGGCGGTCATGAACTCGACTCCAGCCATCAACTCAGCCAGGCCATCTGGGGTGACCCAGTCGGATGTTTCTTCGGTGTGGTCGTTGTCGATGTCCATCACCACACAGTCCGAGGACACGAAACTCGCCGACGAGCGCCGATCGCCGGTATAGGCGGCAGCGACGTGATCCAACCTGGTCACCTGCTCCAGGCTGGCCGGGTCGGTGATGTGGTGGTGGTTCGGGTAGTGGTTGTTGTGCGGGTTGCCGCTGCTGGCGGCGGCACACAGAGTGAACGGGGTCATGCGGGGTGCACCTCCTGGAAGTCGGCGTCGAAGAAGCGGACTGGGATGTCCATCTGGTGGGCCCAGTCGATTTCGGCGCGCATCCCTGTCGACACGCGTCCGATGTAGGCCCATAGCTGTTCGCATTTCGACAGCAGGATTCGGTTGAAGAACATGGCCAGCTCCCGGGCGTCCGGGTCGGTGTCGTCCATGAACTGCGGATAGTGCAGATGCGGGGCGAGCGGGATCTGCCGCGCGGCGACAGCGAACGCACTAAACCGGCGCGCCAACTCCACGTTCGCCTCCACATCGCCGGAGTACGGGGAGCAGATGTACACCAAGGGCCGATACCCGTACTCGGCGCGCTGGATTTCTTTGAGCGCCTTGTAGCAGGTGGGGTCGGGGTATCCTTCGATGTTCTTCTTCGGGATTCCGATATCGAGAAGCGCGGTGGTGGCCATCAGGCGTCCTCCCCTTCACGCTCAATGACCGGCAGCAGGTCACGGGTGTTCTTCAACAGGTCGTAGATGAACAGGCGGCCCTTCTGCGTCCAGTACATGTGGGTGCGGGTCTTGCCCTTGTCGTATTCGTGCGTCTTGGACTGGGTGTAGCCCTGCTCAGCAAACTTGGCGTAGAGGAACCAGCGGCCGGATTGGTGGAACTGGATACCTTCTTCGCGCAGAATCTGGTTCAGCTTCTTCGCGCTCAATCCGTAGTCTTTGGCGATTTCGGTGGTGGTGATCAGCGACGGCGACGCGAGAACCACGTCGTAGTACGACACCTTCGGTGCCGCCTCCAACAGTGCCTGTTCGGCGGCGAGGCGCTTGGCGCGCTCAGACCGCAGAGTGGTGATCGCCCGCTCCAAGAACTCATCGTCATTGAGCAGTTCGTCGATGGCGTACATGCCGTGGCGGCGGATGGACGGGAGGACGTCGTCGAACACCCAGGCCTCGAACTGCTGGGCGGCGGGCAGTTTGGATGAGATGATCAGCCGGTACAGGTCACCCTCGCTGATGAACCTGACCTGCTGAATCCCACCAGGCGTTTGAAGGGGGTAACGAAACGGAACCCCCTTGCAGTGATCCTGAAGTGCCTTGCTCGGGTTGGTGTAGCCGAGGGCGGCGGCCACGTCTTTGCCGCAGAACAGGACCTGCTCGTCGGAGGTGATGGTTCGGATCGTGCCGAACTCGTGGTTGGTGAACGCTTGTAGCGCGGTAGCCATGACCGGCTCCTATTCTGAGAGCCGGGTAGACAATCGCGGGCGCGGGATGCGCCAGGCTCTCACCTGTCAGGCACGGCAGGCACCGAAACCGGACACGGCGTGAGGAAGGCTCTCGCCCATACGCCCCCGAGGCTGGGCGAATCCGGACGGGTTAACCCCCGGTCGGTACTGGCTATATTCGTTAGACCCCCATGCCCGGCCCGGGTGAGCATGTGGACTTTGAGTGAAATAGATAGGGCGACGGTGAGGGCGGTGTGCCTGAACATGCGCCTGTGCTGCCTCCTGAAATAACTGCGCGACCTCGACCAAGGGGCGGCGCGGAGTCAGAGTGGTGAGCAGATTCGCCAGTACTTGCATGACCTTCTTGACGCCAACCCAGCCGTCGTCCTCGACAGCCAGCAGCCCGTCTGGTCAGTCTTTTCGGTAGTAGTCGCACTCATAGCCGTCGGCATCGAGCGGGAGCCCGTCTGCCCAGTCGGGCGGGGTGGCCATGAGTCGGCAGGCGTCGGCGACGGTGAAGCCGGAATCTTGGGGTTCGTCGATGACGATTTCGTCGTGGACGTGCATGACGATCCGATGCCCGGCCTGGGCGATGAGTCGCATGGCGTGGACGAGTAGGTCGCGAGCGACTGCTTGGACGATGTTTTCGACGAGTTTCCCGCCGTAGGTCTCCAGTCGACCCCACTTACGTCCGGTCGTGACACCGCTGTAGGTGATAGAGGTGCCGCCCCACCTGTTCTCACCAAGCCGAGGCTTCACATACGCCAACCTGCGCCCGGACGGGAGGGTGATGAATAAGATGCCGGACTCGACAGTGAAGCGAAGGTTGCGTAGCCGGACGGCCCGGCGGGTGGTGATCGCGTCGAGCGCGGCTTGCTCAACGTCCGCCCAGAGCTGCACGATGTGTGGGTTTGCTGCCCGCCAGGCGTCGACGATGGGTTTGAGCTCGTGCTCGGCCAGCCCCATCCGCAGCGCACCCATTGCTTTGAGCGCTCCGACAGAACCGTTGTAACCGCAGGCCAGCGTGGCGATCTTTCCTTTCTGGCGTAGATCGGCGTTGATGCCGTGTTTTTCGACCGGGACGCCGAACATGCGCGACGCGGTTTCGCAGTACAGGTCTTTGCCTTGTTCGAACGCTGCCAGGGTGGATGCTTCTCCGGCGAGCCAGGCGATGACGCGGGCTTCGATCGCGGAGTAGTCGGCGACGATGAACCGGCACCCAGCACTGGGGATGAACGCTGTCCGGATCAACTGGCTCAGGGTGTCTGGGACGGAGTCGTAGAGCAGTTCGAGGGCGTCGAGGTTGCGTTGCCGGGTGAGGGTACGGGCTTGGTCGAGGTCGGGCAGGTAGTTGCGGGGCAGGTTCTGGACTTGGACGAGGCGTCCGGCGAATCGGCCGGTGCGTCCCGCGCCATAGAACTGGATGAGCCCACGAGCCCGCCCATCGCTGCCTGCCACGTTGTGCATCGCCTGGTACTTCTTCACCGAAGATTTCGCCAGGTCACCACGCAGCTCCAGCACCTCTTTGACCGTGCCGGTGGCGGTGTCGAGGGCGGTTTCGACGTCAGCCTTGGCGAGTGAGTCGATGTGGCAGCCGTGGGTGGTGAGCCATTCCTTCAACTGGATCGGCGAGTTCGGATTCTCCAACCCGGTCAGCTCCCGCGCTCTCGACAACGTCACCGCACGGTGTTGAACGTCGAGCGTCACGGCGGCATCCGCAAGGGAACGATCTAGGTTGATGCCAGTATCGTTGATGCGCTGATCCAAGGCATAGGCGTCCCACTCGACCTCGGGCATCGGAAACAATGAGAGCCGGTCGTGGATTGCGATCTCAACCTCGACATCGCGCCTGTTGTAGTCGACGAACGCCTGCCAACCATCTGGGTCGCTGCCCGGTAGGTTGCGGGTGCCGCCGCCGTTGAGCACGTTGGGTGTGGCTGGCGTGCAGAACTGTTTGATCAGCTTCTTACCCACCGTGTCCTTCTGCACGTCAAGGTCGAGGGCGGCACCGACCGCATCCAAGCTCATCGGCAGGCTGAGGTAGGCCGACCAGATCATGGTGCAGCGCCACTGTTTCGGATCAAGAAACTCCTCAGTGAGGAGGTCTGGGTGGTGGCGGCGCAGCCACGCTGAGAGTGCGACCCGCTCGAAGGCGGCGTTATGCGCCCACTTGACCACGCCCGGGTCGGTCAGTGCTGCGAGCACCTCGTCAGGTAGCCGGTCACCACCAGCGAGGTCGATGACGTGGACGCCGCCGCTGTCGATGCTGTAGCCGAACAGAAGCAGCTCGAATTCGGGGTCGGCGGCATACGGGTACACGCCGGACTTCGCCAGCGGGACGGGCGAAAACGTCTCCACGTCGATTGCTAAGGAGCGCAACGAGAACCTCTTTCCTAGGGTGACCGAAGGGAGGAAGCCAAGCAATCTCGACTCCCTCCCATGCGGAGTGGTGGGGCTTACTTGCCGGGTGGTGTGGTGAACCACCCGAACTGTTCATCCTCGACTGTCAGGAGTTCCTCGTCCTGTCCCTGCTTTCGGGCGCGGCGTTGGTCGCGCTTTTCCAGCACCCAGGAGATGAGCCAGCTGAGGAGGGTGCCGAGGAACCAGCCCGCCATGAGGGTCAGCCCGGCCAGCGCTGAACCGATGTAGCAATCCGTCATGAGCACTCTCCCTAGTTAAGGAAGTCGTCGGCGGGTGCACCGAAGTCGGCCTCGGCGGAGATGCGTCCGCCACCGAGGGGTTCACCATCACGGACCTTTTGAATGTTGCCCAGACCGCAGGCGATGCCACGGTTGCCGTTCGTGTTGAACGCATAGAACGACAGGGACACTCGGGCGTAGCAGCCGGAGTACACCTCGGAGCGGTCGAGGATGGGTGCGACGTTCTCGTCGACAACCTGCGGCGGCGTCAGCGAGTTGGCATTGACGAAGAAGCTGTTTGCGTAGGCTTCGTCGTCGCGTTCGGTGTCCCCGTCACGCAGCGGCAACTTCAGTGCGGCCTTGTTCGGGCGCTTGCCACCGAACTTGCCAATACCGGCATCGATCGCGGCGTCGATAGCGCGCTCGATGGCGGTGATGGTGGCGGTATCCGTCTTCGGGATGATTAGCGACACGGAGTACTTGGGCTTGCCGCCTTGGATGGAGTTCGGCTCCCACACGTGAGCGTAGGAGAGGCGGACTTCGCCGGTGACGACGCGGGTGGGGTTGTTGGTTGACATGGTTGTTACCTGCTTTCCGTTTTCGTGAATTCGGTTTGTGCGCTGTGGATTTCCAGCGCGGGTCGTTTATCGCTCTCGGGCACGAGCGTCGGCTTACCCACGGGCTTGACCACGAGGTCGCCGAGCACCTCGGTGAAGGTCTTCTTGCCCATGAGGCGTTCCATCGCCGTGAGCGTGATGAGCCTTTTGTCGTAGATATCGGCGTACCCGGCGGCCACGGCCGCCTCGGCGACGGCGTTCTCGTCGGTGTATTTGCGGACAGACCGGCCGGCGACGAGCTTGAACCCGTCCCACGTCTTCCCCTGGTTCACCGCCTGGGAGAGCGCGTAGGCCTCCACATCCGCAGCCCACGTTTTGAGCTGTGGAATCCTCGCAAGGACATCCGCAAGCTCGCTGTCGGCCAGCTCGGACGGCGACGCAAACTCGAGCTTCGCGAGCGCGAGGTTGGCTTCGGCTCGTGCCCGGCAGGTCGGTGCGATGCGGCAGAACTGGCACCACGAGCCAGGACAGAACTCGCCCCCGCCCGCCGCAGCCAGTTCGGCTTTCGGCTTCACCACGGTCTCAGCCCAGCTCTCCAGGTCTGCTACGGAGGTTTCCCAGGTGTCGACGTTGCCTCGCCGGGGCTGATATATCGTCACCGCCAGTGTCTCAATGTCATACAGATCACCGAAGCTGCGCAGCGCACCCAGCGCGTACAACATGAGCTGCGGGTTGTGCTCGGCTTCAACCAACACGCCCTGCCCGTACTTCAGATCGATGATCTGCAGCTTGGGTTCGGCGATGATCACACAGTCACCGGTGCCGAACCCGCCCGGCACGACGTGTGAGAAGTCGAGGCGCTGCTCGATGAGCACCTGCGGATCACCACAGGTCTCCCGCGCTAGCGAGATGTGTTCCCGAACGAAGGCGACGTAGTCATCGGTCAGGCTCTCCATCTCATCGTCAATCCAGTCGGATTCCGGTTTGAAGGTCGGTGCCTGGTGGAGGGAACGGCGGAGCTTCCACTCCGCGAGGGCGTGTGCGACGGTGCCCTGCTCGGCAGCCGCCGACGACGAGTCCGGCTCACGAGATTCGAGGACTGCGCTGGGTGGGCAGTTCAGCCACCTGTGCGCGCCCGACGCCGACAACAGCGCGTGATCACTCGGAGCCATCAGCCAGCTCCTTCGCCTTAGCGAGCAGCCACCCGTACTTGGACGGGTCAACCGCCGACAGCTTGTCCGCGCCGGTAGCGACAATCAGTTCGCGCACCTGCTCGGTGAGCCCTTGGCTGGAGAGCCCGGCGAGGAGTCCACGCACCTGCGCCAACGACACAGGCTCAGGTGCCGGTTCGGGTGCCTGTTGGTGGGTGGCCTCGTACTCGGCGGCGGCCTGCTCTAGGTCGGGCTGTACCAACTGTGCGGCTGCGATCGGACGCGCACCGGGCATCCCGGCGTGATCCTCGAACCCTTCCCACGCGGTCTCCTCAATTGCGGCGGCGAGCATGGTGACGCCTTCGGCGATTCGGTTCAAAGCCAAGATGCGCTTGTTCGAGTCGGTGACGGTCATACGGCATCACCACCCTTGCGGGTGACGCTGATCGCATCTGCCAACGCCATCAGATCGTCGGCTGGTTCCACGATCTCGACGGAGCCAACTTGGTTTCCTGGCACAAGCACGGTGACCCGCTGATTGCGGCCCAAAAGCTTGGCCAGGAGGCGTTCGCGCAGGCTAACCGTGCGGGTGGAGACGAGCGCATCGGCGGCGGGCTCATCGGAGAGATTGATGCGAAGCTTGTGCTTTCCCACCATGACTGTTTCCCCTTTCTGGAGAGCTGATAGGTTCCGCAAGCCGCCTGCCGTTGGTGGGGCTTGCACCTATACGTCCCTCAGGGAGTCGAGATCCGGACGGGTGTGACCGAACTTCTTGTGGATGCGCTTCAGAGCACGGTTTACGGAGTTGCGCACTGCATCGGCAAACTTGTTGATCTCGGCCTGGTCCGCGTCGGGATGTTCCAGGCGGGCGATGTCGGCGTAGGAGAGTTCTTCGCCCAGCGACAACGTGATGTACTTGCGTTGCTGATCGGTCAGCGGCAGCAGGATCTCTGCGACCGCCTTCTCAGCGACGGCTGCATCCGTCTGGCGAATCAACTGGAATTCGGGATCGAACGCCTCACCCTCCCGCACCAACGCCTGCACATATTCACGCCGTAGCCGCTTGGTGCGGCGCTCCGGGTCGAGGAGGTCGTCTTCGCTCCCGAACTCGGACTGGTTGCCCCGGCTTCGCCGCTTGCGGGCGTTCTCACTGTCACGGAAGCTCTGATAGGCGTCCTCAAGCCACATCACCTTCCATGCCGGGAGGAAATCTGGGTCAAGGATCTGGTCGCGGAACTCTTGATCGTCTGGGAAGTCGATGAGCTCGACCCAGGCGTATCCGCGCTTGGATGGCAGGTAAACCTGCCAATGGTCATGACCCTGAGAGTCGGTCTTGCAGCGGCTCTCGTACGGGCGAGGTTGTGGTTGAGAAGTAGGTGTAGCCACGGTGGGCTCCCTTCGAAATGAAGGGAGACCCGTTCAGAGGTATGAAGTTGTGCCGGTCAGCAGGGAGGCGTTCAAGGGACAGCGAAGGCGGGCACCTACGAATAGATGCCCGCCGACGTGCCTCGAACGGATCTCCCGATGAACGGTTGACCACCGTGCTCGATCACAGCTCGGCGTTGCAGGAGGCTTGGCCACGGGTGTGGCCGAGCCTCCTTGGCAAGACCCGCGCTGTCGACCGCCCAAGCCTCACCAATAGGTGTGATCCAGCAACGAGATGGATGGTCTGACCATGGCCACCCACGTGACTGGATCAGGAGACACGGCGGAACATCTCTACCGTCTACCGAAGGGCTCTTGTAGACTGGTTTCCTAGGAATTGATGGGAACCAGTCGGAATCCCTCCGGCGGTTGGCAGGGCGTGTGCTCTACCGCGTCGCCTTACTTACAACCGTGGAGTTCGCAAGGTTCGGCAACAACAGTTCGGCAGGGTTCGCAAGGTTCGGAAGGTTCGGGATTTGCCTGAAAGGAGCGCTCTTGGCTGTTCATGACTGTGATCGGCTCACTGGCGGCACTTTCATGCTCCTCTGCGAGGCGGCCAGACGCCCTTCGGGTAAGGCTCGCGATTCCTTGGCCGGTAAATCTGACGGACTCAACAATCGAGAATTGCTGAAAACACTTATTGAAGTATTTGCCCCCGGCTATCCAGAACCTGCCGGTTCGACTTTCCCGCAGAATGTGTCGGAGTACCGTGCCTGCAAGATCGCAAAGGGAACATACTTGCCTTTCGACCGACTTGATCTTGTCGCCGCTTTTGACCGGCAGGTGCGGGAAGAATATGCAACCCCTTTAGGGTGTATGTCGGAGTTCATCGACCGGTTCATCGATGTCGAAAACCGTGGTACCCAGCTTGCAGGTTCACTCATCGGTCTGATTGCAGCCGACCACACAATTCCCGATGAGCAAGAATTATTCGTCAACGACGACGGACTCCCGGCGCACAAATCTGACCTAGCTACGGCGACAAGCGTCGAATTGGATGCGCTCCTTTTGGGTGCTTGGCACTACGTAATCACCAACGTGCCCGACAACACGCTTGGTCGAGACACGTTCGAGCGGTGGCATGAAAAACCAGCCATCCCTAACAGCAAGTGGAAGCTACGCGCCGATGCGTTGCCGAGCCTAGAGCGAGCGATATCTGTCTTCCGCAGCGTCGGTACCAAAGACACAACAAACACGGCGAGCGACGTCTCAGAGGTTATAGAGGCTGAATTCGTCACGGACGAAGAAGAATCCCACACTGGATCAGCATTCGCCGACGACTCCAAATCGTCAACGAACCAGTCTGAAGCGACACGTGTTGTGGTCTTTCAGGGCGGAACGAACAACACGAACATCGGCCATGTCGAAACTTTGAACTTAGGACGGTGGTCGTGATGGTCAGCAAGAGTGTCGAACCACGCCAGCCAAGTGCCGTGCCCGAGATTCATAGGGTGACTCAAGCCGGTCACCACAATACGAACATTGCTCACGTCGAGCGCGTGATCATGCCGATGGTGTTCGCCCCGTCTGCCGCCTCGTCGAACACGGCGTCAGGGACGACTCGGCAGCTAGACTCAAGCTGCTATCACCTGTTCGTCATTGCAGGTGAGGACTTTGAGACAGATCGTTTCCTGGTTGATCCAACCCGGGCACTCACCGAATATACTGCGCCCGAACTGAAGGAGCGGTATCAGCATCTACAACCGGAAATCCTCCATGAACTGGGGAGCTATCCAGCATTGTTCATGGCAGAAAACGGCGCTATAGGGCACGCCCTCGATGGCCAGCAAGCCTGGTTTGGAATCATCAACAGCATTCGCGTTCAAGACAACGGGATACGCATCGGGTTCCAGAAGATTCACGCAATCTCGCAGCAAGCCCTGAACGACAACAGTAACCACTTTGGCATTCAGACATACGGCCGGATTAGCGAGTTGAATCGCACCCACTGGGCACTGAAACGAGTCAATCTTTTCGAAGGTTTTAACGATTCCGGAATCAACTACCTCCCTTACGCGATTACACAAGGAGGCGTCTCGTAATGGCTACAACAATCGACAAGCTATCGGAGAACTATCCGGAAAAGTGGGTGAATATCGAAGATGTCGCCGAGCACTTGAGCCTCAGTAAGGACACGGTGCGGAACTGGATGAAAGAAGGACGGCTCCCTCAATATAAGGTCGGGAAGATGTACAAGTTCAAACTGTCAGAAATTGACGAACTCGTCCGTGCAGGAAAACTGGCTGAAGGAGACACGCGTGGGTAAGCATCCATCAGAAATCCTCAGTCTGACCCTCAACGAGGCGACCTTCCACAACGAGACAGTGCCGCTTGCTGCAGTGAACTTCTTCTTCGGAAACAACGGCACCGGGAAGACAACCCTCGCCCGCTCACTCAAGACTGGTGCCGGGGTAGCTTGGAATCCTGAACGTCAAGCCGGCGACTACACACATCACCTCTATGACCGCACTTTTGTCGAAGATAATCTACGGTCATCTTCACAGCTCGCCGGGGTATTCACTCTCGACGAGCAAAACATTCAAGTTGAAGACCAGATCGCACAAGCATCCAGGCAGCTAGACGAACAGCGGACCCGCCGTAACAAAGCAAGCGAGCAACGAGACGAAAAGAACCAAGCCCTTACCGCTCTCACTGAGAAGATGGCTGGCACCTGTTGGGATAAGACCGCCAGCATCCGAACCCGGTTCCCCGCGACCCAAGAAGGCAAGAAAAAGAGCAAGCAGAAGTTCTTTGACGAGGTTCTTTCGCAACAAACCGCGAAGGAACACGACCTGGAAGACATCAACAAGCTCTACAACGTCGCTTTCGACATCGAGGCACGCACCTATCCGAGGCTTGCAGCTCTGCGTGACGAGATACCCGACAGCGACCTCCTCGGCAAGGCCATCACCAGTAGTGCCGATACCGCTTACGCACAGTTCGTGAGGAGCCTTGGCGCACTGGGTTGGATCGAGCAAGGTCATGCAGCCTACGCGGCCGAAGCCGGAGACACGTGCCCCTACTGTGCGCAAACGCTTCCCGAGAACTTTGAGGAACAGCTGGCAGCAAGTATTGACGACTCGTATCGGGCAGACGTCACAGCGCTGAAAGAGTTCGCCAGCCACTACCAGGCCGTAACAAACGCTCTTCTGGCAACACAGAAGAGTCACCAGTTGACCGACCTGATGCCCGGGTCGGATTTGGCTGAGTACGACACGCAGCTTGAGCTACTGCGTGTCACGGTAGAAGCGAACCTGAAAACCTTGGATGCGAAGATCCAGCAGCCTGCCAAGAGCGTCACACTGGAACCCATTCGCCCAGTGGTTGAGGAGATCAATCGACTGATCGCTCAGGCGAATACCCAGATTGACGAGCACAACACGGTGGTCAGCAACCAGCGGTCTCAGCAACAGCTCTGTACCCAACAGGTCTGGGAACGCCTCGCCTTCGACTTGGGCGAAAAGCTCACCGCCTATCGCAGCGAAAAGACGTCCCTGGAATCGCAGATCGACGACCTGAAGAAGGAAGAGGCCGCAGCCGACCAACGCGTCCGTGAACTCGAGCAGGAAATCAAGGATCTGACGAAACAGACCGTCAACACGGCCCAAACGATGACGACCATCAACAAGCTACTGCACGACTCCGGCTTCGAAGGGTTCAAACTTAGAGAAAAACCTTCCACGCCGAACGTGTACGAAGTCATTCGAGCAAACGGCGAGATCGCCGACCGGCTTTCAGAAGGCGAACGAAACTTCATCGCCTTCCTCTACTTCTACTTCCAACTCCAAGGAAGCCTCACCAGCACCGGCGAGATCAAAGACAAAATCGTCATCATCGACGACCCCGTCTCCTCCATGGACACCGGCGCACTATTCATCGTCGCAGCACTCGTACGCGAGCTCGTCAACATTACCCTCAACAACTGGGGCCCACCCACCAGCACCAGCGGGCGCGATCACATCAAACAGATCTTCGTCCTCACCCACAACGCCTACTTCTTCAAAGAAGCCACCTACAACAGAGTCTCCGACTACAAGCACGTCTCGTACTACCTCATCCGCAAACACGACAACGTCTCGTCAGTGCTGACCTGCGTCCGCAACCGCCACGACGCGCCATCACTCAAAGAAAACTACTCGCCGGTCACCAACGCCTACGCCACCTTGTGGCAGGAATACAAGGAAGTCAGCAGCTCATCGACACTGCTCAACGTCATGCGCCGAATCCTCGAACACTACTTCCTCCAGCTATGCGGACACGACGGAGCCAGCCTCAGAACCCACATCCTCGAAGACCACCGAGACAAGTTCATCAAGGTAGGCGAAGACGACAGCGAAGATCTTACCGATCTGCGCCAGGCCGAATCGATCCTCGCCTACATCAACCACGAGATGACTGGTCTTGGCGACGACACCTTCTACATCGAACACGCTGCCGACCCGGAAACATGCCGCCGCGTCTTCCACCGCATCTTCACCCTCATGGGGCAAGAACAGCACTACAACATGATGATGCACCAATCAGCAGACCTAAACGCCCCTTCCAAACCGGTGGGTGCACAACAAACAAAAATTCCGACCATTCAGGAAGAGGCCGCACGATGAATTTCCTCCAAGAACTCGAAACAGTCCTAAAGGACGACGAACGCTTCGTCTCACAAGACGGCCAGCTACTCAAACCGCGAGTCCAAGACGCCGTCACCCAGCTTGACGCGCAACTGATCCGCCAGCTCATGGCAGCACCAGCGCTGAAAGAACACTTCTTCAAGAACGTCGATGGCATCACGATCTTCGACCAAGAGAAGTTCATGTGGGTCGTCAACTCCAAAGAGTTCCTGCCCGACAGCTACACCAGCTACCGCAACAAGATCGGGCTATCTGCCAACGACCACGAGCTCCTCACCTCGTCGAACGAAGTCTCCCTCGTCTGGCCATACAAAGACTGCGTACTCGAAGGAGGCCAAGACAAGGAAGAAGAAAAACGCGACGAGATCTTCTACAACGAAACCCTCGCCCCCGACGAAGTCGGTAGGCTCCTCGCACCCAAAGCCTTCAGCAACGCCACCCGGTACAGCGCAGAAGGAGAAGAACACGTCACTGAGTTCGACGAGAACGACAACCTTCTCATCAAAGGCAACAACCTACTCGCCCTGAGCTCACTACTAGAGCGATACGAAGGCCAAGTCAAGTGCATCTACATCGACCCGCCATACAACACGGGCGGCGATGGTTTTAATTACAATGACCGGTTCAACCACTCCACGTGGCTCACCTTTATAAAGAATCGCTTGGTGCTTGCTCGACGGCTGCTGGCTGACGATGGCGTAATCTTTCTCAGTCTTGATGACAAGGAAGCGCACTATTGCAAAATTCTCATGGATGAAGTTTTTGGCCGAGAGAACTTTGTGGCCGATATTTGTCACAAGGCACGCGCTTCGGTCTCCAACGACAAGATTATTTCCGTGAGCCACAACCACCTGCTTATGTTTGCAAGGAATGAGCGCCTAGTTTATGCACGACGGGAGAAGTATGGGATATCCAAGGATACCTCGACGTTTACTTTGAAGGACGACCGTGGTTACTACAAACTTGTACCTGTGGATGGTCCCGGAGGCGCACGGAAGGGAAATCCTTTTTACGAATTTTTAGGCGTGGAAGGCTACTGGAGGTTCTCTAAGGCAACCATGCAAGAAATGTACGACGATGGACTGATCGTCAAGCAAGGCAAATCTCTCCAGCAAAAGTACTACAAGTCAAAGGCAGATGGTCAGCGACAAACTATCACCACTTGGTGGGATGAAGGCCTACTGACTTCAAGCGCAAGCACCGAGCTGAACAACAAGTTGGAATTGAGCTTCAATAACCCGAAGAACGAGGCTCTTCTAGAGCTTGTTCTTGAATTCGCCACGCAAAGTGGAGATCTGGTACTCGACTTCTTCCTTGGTTCTGGGACCACTGCTGCGGTGGCTCAGAAGATGGGGCGTCGCTATATCGGGGTGGAACAGATGGACTATGTCTCATCTGTGACGATTCCGCGCTTGCAGAAGGTTATTGCTGGGGAGCAAGGCGGTGTCTCGAAGGCCCAGGAATGGAAGGGTGGTGGCTCCTTCGTCTACGTCGAGCTTGCAGAGCAGGGCGAGAAGTTGATGGGCGAGCTGCAGGATGCGGCAACCGCCGACGAGGTTCAGGGGTTGCTCGATCGGGCAACCGACCGTGGGCTGTTGCGACCTTCTATCCTGCCTGATCAGCTAGCGGAGTCCGCACTGGAGTTTGCGTATCTATCCCTCGATGAGCAGAAGCGGGCCGTGGCCGAGTTGATCGACAAGAACCGTCTGTACGTCAACGCTTCAGACGTAGAGGATACCGAACTTGGCTTGTCGGAGACCGACATCGCGTTCACGAAGTCCTTTTACGGGAAGGGCGAATAATGAGCACCCCAACGGATCAGAGCAACTTCTTGTTCGAGGAACTCGACGTGCTCCACAGGCGCGGGTTTCGCCGCGAGCTGCCAGCCCACATCGAGCAGAATCTTGCTCCGCACATCGAGTTGCGTGAATATCAGGAGCACGCGTTCTCGAACACGCTCGAATACTTGAACAACGAAAGCTTCTCGAAGAATCGTCAGACGCATCTGCTGTATCACATGGCGACCGGCTCAGGTAAAACCGTGATGATGGCCGGCCTCATCCTGCACTACTACTCGCTGGGCTACCGCAACTTCCTGTTCTTCGTGAACCAGACGAACATCATTGAGAAGACCAAAGCGAACTTCTTGGACACAGCCTCGGCAAAGTATCTGTTCGCCGAATCAATCGAGATCGATGGCATGCGGGTTCCGATCAACGAGGCCAGCAACTTTGCTGCCGCTGATCCGAACGCAATCAACCTCTGCTTCTCGACGACACAAAAGCTGCACATAGATTTCCTCGACCCGAAGGAAAACTCCCTCACCAGTGACGACTTCGAGGACGCCCCAGTGGTGATGATTTCCGACGAGTCGCACCACGTGAACACACGAACCAAGCGGGCGACAAAGGCTGAGGACGAGGAAGACCGATCGTGGGAATACACGGTCAGCTCAGCCTTCCTGGGCAACCGGGACAATGTGCTACTGGAGTTCACGGCGACTGTCGACCTGCGCGACCGCAACATCCTCCAGAAGTACAAAGACAAGATCGTCTTCGACTACCCGCTGGCACGATTCCGTGAGTCCGGGTTCACGAAGGACTTCCAGAACTTCCAGTCTGTCCTCGATCCGTGGGGAAGGACTCTTCAAGCACTTGTCTTGTCGGAGTACCGTCGCGCCTTGTTCGCTGACGGTGGCGTCTACTCGAAACCCGTTGTGCTGTTGAAATCGCAGCGGATCGATGATTCGAAAGCGTTCTACGACGAGTTCTTTCAGCGGCTCAACCGGCTCACCGAAAACGAAATCCTCGACATGGCCACGGACGGTCTGATGAAACAAGCCATCGGCTACTTTCAAGAGAAAGACCCGACTCTTCGATCCTTGCGTTTGAGTATTCAGCAAGGGTTCGCCGAAGAGAACGCCATCATCATGAACGGCTCGACCGACAACTCCACTGAGAAGCAGCTGGCAGTGAACTCCCTCGAAGATCACTCCAACCCGTATCGGATCATCTTCACGGTGGACATGCTCAACGAAGGCTGGGACGTCCTCAACCTCTACGACATCGTCCGCCTCTACGAAACACGCCAGGGCGGCAAAGCAGGCAAGCCCGGCGCATACACGATCAAGGAAGCGCAGCTGATCGGACGCGGAGCCCGATACTTCCCGTTCCTCCTCGACAACGAGTCCGTGGATCGCGATCAAGAAGACAAGTTCGTCCGCAAATACGACCATGACCTTGACAGCCCCAACCGACTCCTTGAAACCCTGCTCTACCACTCCAAGCAGGACTCGAAGTACATCACCGAACTGCGCCTCGCCCTGCGTGAAACCGGGTTGCTGCCCGATGAAGTCACCGAAGTCACCTACGAACTCAAATCGTCGTTCAAACAGACGGACTTCTACCACAACGCGGTGGTGTTCAGTAACCGCCGCGAGGAAGTCTCCCGCGAGGAGGTTACCCAGCTGGATAACCGGGTGCAGTCGGCAATCTATCAACTCGATGTCCGCCACGCTCCTTCCCGGCTCGTGAGCCTCTTCGAAACCGACAGCGGGCAAACAGCGGCATCCAAGAGCCCGAAGATTCATACGATCCACCAAAGGATCAATAAGATGCCGTTGAACGTAGTCTTGGGATCGTTGGCATGTTATGACGCGCTACGCTTTGAGGCGCTCAAGCACTATTTCCCGCACCTTGACTCGACCCGCGAGTTCGTCACGTCCAGTAACTATCTCGGTGAAACTGAGATCACCTTCCAAAGCGACACCGAAAACCTCAGCGCGACCGACCTGCGGGCAGGCTTGGACAAAGTGTTCCGAGCCGTCGCCAGCTACCTGGCAGGCATCAAGGTCACCTACCGTGGCACGCACCAGTTCGAAGCCACACGGTTGAACGAGGTGCTGCGAAACAAGCGCCTCCAGATCGCGAACCCAGTCGAGGGTGGAATCGGCACCAGCCAAACCAACGATCCCGACTCCAGCCGCCGCATCGACCTCGACAAGGCAGACTGGTACGTCTACAACGACAACTACGGCACCAGCGAAGAAAAGTCCTTCGTCAAGTACTTCTCGACCGTTGTCTACGACCTCAAGCAGCGCTACGACGAGGTCTATCTGGTGCGCAACGAACGGCTGGCTCCGCTCGCCATCTACTCGTTTGCCACCGGCGAGCGATTCGAGCCTGACTACCTCCTCTTCCTACGTAAGAAGGATCAGGCTTACAAGCAGCAGCAGATCTACGTGGAGCCGAAGGGCACGCACCTGCTGGAAAACGACAAGTGGAAGGAAGACTTCTTGCTCGCCATCGAGCAGAATGCCATCCCGCACACCATTTACGTCGACAACACCGACTATCGCATAATCGGCCTACCGTTCTACAACCAAGAAAACCGCATGCCCGAATTCCGGGAGGCGCTCAAAGCCGCAACCCTCATCTGACCAAGAGGCGCTACGACGCCCCACTCGCTACATGACCGCGAGTTCGCCTGGGCGCATCACGGGGCTCCAGCGTTGCGGGAGGTTGAGGGTGACGGCCTCGCCGGTGATGAACACGAAGCCGAGCCTGCCGTCGGTGAGCATGCACCCGCCCTCCAGTACGGCAAGGAAGTCCGGGATGTGGAGCGCAAGCTGCATCGGCGATTCGGTCAGGAGCTTGTCGATCTCCGTGCGGAGCGTCGATGGGCGTCGCCGCACACCGGTTGCCCGCAGGCTGTCCACGGCCTGGGCGACTGCCGTGCTGTTGCGCCCGGCGAGCACCTGCAACGCTTCGGCCATTTTCACCAGCAACACCTCTTGGTAGAGGTGGCTGGTGGCGCAGGTGCCGCGCTTGACGTAGTTCGTGGGGCACTCCCACACGTCGACCCGGTTCGGGGTGCCCGAATGCCAAGTCTTGTGGCCAAACACCCGTCCGCAGTCGCCACAGACGATCTTGCCAGACATACGCCGTCCGAAAGATCTGTGGCCTTGCGGATCGACGCGGGTCGCCAGCCAAGGCAGTTCCCGGTCTGCCATGCCGAGCGCATCTGCGGCGTGGCGGTGGGCTAGGAATGCGTACATCCACTCGATGATGTTCTGTGCGGCCAGGTTTTCGAGAAGGAAGTTGGTCAAGCGGTAGTCGATCCTGGTCTGGACGGTCGGTAGGTCGTCGTATTTCATGGTGTCGGCTCCTGTCTATGCGTCACCTACATACACGCTCTAATCAGGGCTAATAGCAAGTCGTAACCGGCACTACCTTTTGGCGCTTGCCACACCTTTTAGCGCTCCACTGTCAGCCACACCCGTTGTGGTTCACGTCGCCCGGCTCCGCCTCCCGATCGCACCAAATACCGAAGCCGCACTGCCCGAATATGCGGCTCGACGGTCAGCATGACGGCGTGTTTTGCCTAGTGGCAAGCGGGTTTCGCCAAATCTGCGTCACCAACGCTCCGCACGGCGTTGTATCCACTTCGATAAGGTCTGCGATCCGGCGGCTGGGTCGGGCGGCATGTTCGTGCAGTCGGCCGAGTTCGTCAAAGCCCATGGAGGAAAACGCAACGACATCTCGGTCTACGGTCAGGAGTTCACCGACACGACTTGGAAGCTCGCGAAGATGAACCTCGCGCTGCGGGGTATCGAGGCCGACATGGGGTCTCACTCGGCCGACTCGTTCACGGAGGATCTGCACCCCGACCTGCGTGCCG